TCGGTCTGGTAGTCTGAGCATCAGGATCAATTGGCTTGCCATAAAATACCTGCTCAGCAAAAGAAGATTCTATCATCGCAGTATTAGAATCCTCTGCGTTTGTTATTCTAAGTAATCTATCACCTGCTGTGAATCTCCCTGCAGGAAGATCAAAAGCACCTGAGACCATTCCGTATTGATCAGCAGAAAGTGAAGTCGGTGCAGTCTCGATGGTAAATATATTACCCCGTGCTGTACTTGTCTCTCCGTCTACTGTACCAACTGAGGTTGAGTCGAAGTCCTGCGCAGAAGTCTGCACGACATGGATCATCGTTCGCTCAGGAGTTGGTTTCATAATAGCAACTACAATACCTTTAGCAGTCTCAAGTCCTACTGTCTGCTTGACAATTTCTCCAGTCTGGTAAAATGCTGACGAAATCTCTGCGTCTTCAAAAACAATTCTCTTGGCAAATCTCACAAACCTTGTATCGATTCTCTCATTATCGAAATACATAAAGAGATTTGCCGACCCGAGCATTCCCTCAGCATTAAAGTAAATAGTTTGAGCAGGGATGTAAGGTACCACCGACATATCTCGTTTAATATTCGGAGTAATCTGCTCATAAAACTGTAAAGGTAACTTTGGATAGTTTACTTCAGATACGAATCTTTCGTATTGTCTTGTAGTCGCCCTTGGCATAATATCTCTAGTAGAGTGTATGCCATACCAATAAATTTCGTGTATATTATAGAAAATGTTTTGGTAAGGAACTACAGATTTTGTGAACCCGTCATTCTCACCGACAACATTAAATGCAATTCGTGGTAAAATATTTTGATCAAGCCAGTTATTGAACTGAGGGAATAAAGTTAGTTTCCCTCTAAACTGACTTCGTCCACTTGGATTAATCGCCTCTCTGCTGGTGTAGTATGGATTGGTGAATGCCTTTGTGTTTGCAATACCTTCTGTCATTACCAATGATTTGTAGTTTTCTACGTTAGCAGAAGCGATCGATTGATACTCGAGTTGCCAGTTTGTAGTAGTGACCGCAGGTTTCAGCAGTCCTTCGAAAGAATCTATCGATGCAGAAAAGTCAATGCTCTCTACATCTGCTTTAGAATGACCCTCGAAATTATCAAACTGTTGATAGACTACTTCCTTACCTACAGGAGTGTGCTTAGAATTGTTCTCCCCGAAGTTTACCATCAAGTCATAGTACTTATTTTCCTCAGCGACGGCAGGTTTGAACTGCACATCAGTTGTATCATACACCCAGGGAGCAGTCAGGACATCCGTTATCTCTAAATGTTCTTTTCGGAGATTGGGTGCATAAGGTAGACTTGATTCCATACCTTCGAGGAGTTCAATATCTCTCTCAGTGTCTACGACAACCGTATCAACCTTGTTTGTGTAATATCCAAGACTGACAGAAATACCATTTGAGAATGAAGGTAGAACCTTTGGATCAGTCAGCCAGATAGAATCTGTATTGTCTACAGTCTCACTGGCCACTGCACTTGTGTTTTGATACCCACTGTCAATGCCAAGATTTTGCATCGAAGGTCTAAAGTCGATTGCATTTGCTAACTTGATTACCTTTCCACCTGTGGTAGTATAAGATGGAATCTGGTCCCTTGGCATGGTAGCAGGATAAGAATCTATACAGAAATACTTTCCACTGTTCAGATCGCCATGTAAAAAGTGGTCGAATATGATACCGATCTGTCCACGTGGTGGAGTACCGATCAGTCTGACGCCACCATGTAAATAGGCATTGTCTTCCTGACCCGTGTATAGTTCGTAATTATGTGTTGCATAAACTGTGTTACCACCCGTTAATGCTCCTCCACTAGCAGCGATTTCGAGATCACCAGCAGACAACTGAGCGATGGTACCATCAGCATTAGTTTGGGAGTCTATGACCGCACGTATTCGGTAGACATCTACCTGCTGTACTGTGTCAATTCCTCCGAGAGTTTTATTCGGTGACGTAACGATGACCTTCTGGGATTCCTGGAGGTTTTTCGACTTCATCGGTACATTTTGTATTTCGCCCTCATAGTAGACGAAGACGTCCCCAGCAGCACCTACATCACCTATGGTAACCCGTAACTGGGTTGCCTTAGTAGAATTATTATCGCCACCCTCTAATACGACGATGTCAGTATTTCCCGAAAGTGAAAGGGTATTACCGACAGGTGTAACAGCAGTATCTGAAGAGGTAGCAGCAAATATTTGAAATAGTTCTCTAGACCGATAGGCGTCCAGACCTAAGGCAGTTTGGGTGTCGTTTTCTGCAAACGTCATATCAGTGTCGATTTGCAGTGAGAACGAACCAGCAGTCCCTGCACCAGGGACAATGTCAGTTTGTCTCATACGACGACTCGTGTAACTAGTGCGAGTTATGCCTGTACTATCTTTCAAGGTAGCAACCTCATAAGGTAATTCGTACAGGAGTGATGGGTCTTGACTCTGAGCAAATAAAAACGACCCACCCGATGCGTCTACTCCATTGTTTGCCGAAACTTTATAGAGAGCAGACAGACCTAGGCCATTATGGACGCCAATCGCTTTAACATCTTTTGATTGATATATAAATCTATATTCATCCCCTGCGATTGGAGTGTTTGGAAGTTCCTCTACGTCACAAGAAGTATTTTGGTAATACTTAGTAATCTTGGTACGGTGCCCTGCGAGTTTGCCAGACTGGAATTCTATTGTAACTCCGTTGTAGGCATCCTCTAGAGCAGCAGTAGGACCATTCAAAGTAAGGAATGAATTGTTAGCAATAAAACCTAAAGTATTTGCCAAAGTTTTTGGCTGGACATTCCAAAGACTCATGCCATATTCGTTTAGACCCTGATCAACGTTTTTAACGTTAATCGGAACAAAGTCTCGAATACGTGCAGTCGCAATGACAGTAGAATGTAGTTGAGTATTGGATGCTACGTTAGGTGAAATAGTAGAATGGAGGTATATAACCTCGTCGATATTTGTTACGTCGATCGCACCAGGACCTCGGATTGTGCCATTGACCTGCTGTAGTTGTTCACCAGTTACTAGAAAATAGTTTGTGGTGTCCTTACCGACTGTAACATTATCTACGTACTGAACCTGCCGAGGTTTACGAACCGACTCGGTCTGAGTTCGAGTGTGATAGACAATAGAATTTCCATACTGCATTATCCCTGGTTCCATGTGAACCGAGACAGTATTGGAGTTTATGATATTCTGTGTAGACCCGTCACCAAGCAATGTGTTAACTGTCATCTGAGTGTTGCTGGCAATATCAACAACTTCTGCTTTTGACAAGGCACCTACTGTATACGGTACGTTTGTTACATATTTCTGAGTCTGACCTAGGACAGTTAATGAGGTTGTGTTGGTTACCGAAAGTACCTCATAATTCTTTTGATTAATAACAATATTCTGACCTAAGGTAAAATCCGTTGTGAATGATGTACCAATACCAGTTACAGTTGCCGCACCATTTGTCGAGACCACGCCATTTCCGACATACTCTTGATTCGACAAATAGACTACGTCACCTACTCTAAAGTCTTTTTCAAAGACTGAGTTTTGACCTGTTATCACTGCCTGCTGTGAGGAGTTAGTTGTTCCTTTAACTCCGATCGATGGAGAGACTGTAAGGGACAAGGGTTTGACTTGACCTCTAAACTCTTCTCGTTCGTCTCTAAAAATATCGGAAGGATTGATGGAATTAAACGAAGAACTAACTGCTCCATTTGTAACTCGGAATAACTCCATATACTTTGTATTCGCATCTGCCTGGAAGACATTAGAATCTTGATATGATTTCTTAGCGAGTACAAGTTTCTGTCTGTATCGAGTCGCACCTGGGGCATTAAAGTTGTAAGCACCATTTGCAGGATCTAAAAGAGTTTCGCCGATGTCGGTGCCTGTCAGTACTGGACTGGCGTTCGCATCATTTTCATCGACGATTATCTCATCTATAAAGAAACCTACTGAGTAGGAAGGTTCATTGGAGTACTTTTCTAGTACCAAATATTGCGATGGAACATAGTTCAGGAATCCAGACATATAATAGACGGACTCCTGAACTGATACCATAGAAGCAACATTTGACGCATTTGGAATCTTAGAGGGACCCGTTGCAGAAACCGTAGTTGCCTGCACCGAGTCATCATCTGTTGAGACCGTAACTCCGTCACCAAACTTTTTGTCCGTAAAATATCTAACTATAAGAGTATTGTAATCTTCTGCGTCGCGAGCCACTACGCCCACGACGTATGCCCTTGCAGTACCAGTTGTATCAGATGCACCTTCGACTACTGTATTTTGGAACTGAGTAACAACAATATCAACTGAGTCGAATTGGTTTTCCAATTTGACAGACGCAACGGTAGTATCTACTGTGAGACCTCCCCCTGCTACAAGATCGCCGTCTGTATAAACTACATTGGCGAGTTTCGTGATTTGATCCTGTAAAATGGTCTGAGACTGTGTTAACTCTCTTGCCTGCACAGCATATGAAGGACGGAAAAGTATTCGATAAAAATTATTTCTTTCATCGAAATCGTCATAATATGGTGCAGATGTAAACGTAAGTGAATCTTGTACTGGCATCCGTAACTCTTATTCTGCCGACCAAGGGAACCCTCAGTCGGCGATCGATTAGAACTGAACGATTAGTTTGATATCTTCAACCTGGTCACTCGCTCTGGAGACAGGCGAGCGATTTTCTACATAAAGAATGTCCCCTCGATACTTCATCATGTCAGGTGGATCCATGACCACGTTGGATGATGTAGCATCGTTAGCTGCGGTCACTGGGTCGGTGGCAACACCAGTTGGGTCGCCTGTGGTAATACGCATGATTCTCTCACCAACTTGGAAAGAACCAGCGACGCCATCCCAACCTGTAGTTGAGTTAGCACCACGAGTAATCTCAGTAACACGGAGCATTGGGTAAACTTGAGGATCAGAACCAGATCCAAGAGTACCTGCTGTATTTGCATCAGCAGTATTATTATAATCAACGACGAATGCTCTACATCCTGACAGCGATCCGATGACCTCTTGGTCAGGAACATAGTAGTCAGCATTGGAAGCAATCTGTGAACCAATCTTAATCTTGACGCACTGGTCAGCAAGTGTACTGGTGTACAATGCCATTGCATCAGCATGTTGGATTGGATCTCGTACAAGTCCGATCTTACGGAAATCGTTAGATACGGTGAAGGTATTAGACTCAGAACCTTCGAGTCTTACGTTCAGCATAATGTTATAACCGAAGAGTTCCTCTACCAAGTTATATCCATGACCACCGACAGGACTTACGACAGGTCGGAAGTCTGCGTTAGTAGTAATGGTCTGCGTAGCATTCTGAGTGATCGTCATGCTAGCAACATGATAGCCAGTTCCAACCTCAGCGATATTGATATCGGTGATGTTGTCGGTGTTTGAACCTACGGCATAAGCCAAAGCACCTGTTCCGTCTCCAGTGATGGATACGGATGGTCCCAACTTAACGATGTCACCTGCCTGAAGAGCAGCAGTGGTATCGAAAGTGTAGTTAGGATCGCCAGTTGCAGAACCAAAGTTACCTGTGTTTGTAGTCAAGGTAAAAGTAGTTCCGTTGTGAGCAGCGATCTTAGACAAGAGACCTTGTGCAGTTGTTGAGGAGGCGACGTACATCGATCCCTCAGTGAAAATGTCCTGGGTAGGATTGGCTCCACCGTAGTTGGTGAAGTTTAATACTACGTCAGGTGTGGCACCTCCGAGTGTTGAGGAGTCTACCTCAGCATCCGAGAAAAGATATCCGGCACCATTTCCTGATGCGTTTCGAAGAACAATATCAATCGCTCCGTCGATAGCATTGGATTCAATTTCCCACTGGTTAGTTCCGTCATCAGCGATCCAGGTATTTCCATCGCCGTTGTCTGTGCCGAGAAGAACAAAATCATTTGTACGTACTCTGCGGACAGGAACAAAAGAAGTGGTGATAAATTTCAGGGCATCTGCAGCAGTAATTGTGTACAGATACTTCCACTTATAGCCGTCGGCAGTTGTTTCCGACACGCCAGCAGATGTGTTAATGCTGGAAGGCATAACAGTGGATTGTGCACCATGTGAATTGTAGAGACACTTATAGACGTTGAAGTCCTCTGTGACCACAAAGAATGGCTTTGAGTAAAGAGTCGCATCCTGAGAGTCGAACTGGTCATAAACTGTACCGGAGGTCCAGTTGTAACGATTAATCACGTGACTTACGTCACCACTGATACATCGCTTGGCCAGGATCATATCATCCCAATGCGCATACTCCGTATTCTCTACGGTGTCCGTTGGGGAGGGTGGAGCAGAGTCGATATTGACACAAGCACCACCTGCTTGATGTTCTTCCCAAGGAGACACCTTACCGATGAATATGTACTGGTTAGTTCCCGATGCTTCCGAGAATGCTTCCAGAAACTGTTCCGAGTTATGAATACGGAACTTATTCGTTACGATAGCAGGCATTTTATTCTCCTGTTAGTTAAAA